AGCACGACAAGATTTGGTTAGTAGTAACGAGAGACATTAACACAGGAGAAGTGAAATCGTGGAAGGAAGCAAGCGGGTTACAAAAGTATTTGGACAACTGCGATTTGATTATCATGCACAACGGAATCTGCTTCGATGCCCCAGTACTGAGAGAGACCTGGAAGATTTCGATAATGCCGAGCCAAGTGTGCGACACGCTCGTGTTAAGTCGCCTACTAAGTCCAAGCCTAGAGGGAGGACATAGTCTTGATGCATGGGCGACGAGAGTCGGATCTTTTAAAGCACCTTATCAAAAGATATGGTCTTGGATTACTGGAACTAGACTCATAGCAGATAAGGAACATCCTGCATTTAACGGATACTACAGCGGTATGGAGTTTGATAAACCAGTAATGCCTTTACTTGAATCGTACTGTATCCAGGACACACTAGTAACACAGAAGTTATACGAGCACTTAACAAGTGAATTGCAGTTTAATAAATTTGACCAAAGGAGTATTGATCTTGAACACAAAGTCCAAGCAATCATCGCAAAGCAAGAAAGAAACGGTTTTAAGTTGGATGAAGTGGCAGGTATTACTCTTCTTTCAACGCTGCAGAATAAGCTGGCTGCTATTGAAAATGAACTTCAGGGTATCTTCCCAGCGAAGACAATCGAAAGAGTCTCAGAAAAGACTGGCAAGTCCCTCAAAGCCAAAGTCGAAGTCTTCAACCCAGGTAGTCGCAAGCAAATCGGTGAGAGGCTCATCGAGAAAGGCTGGAAGCCCAGCAGGTACACCGAAACAGGTCAACCGATCGTCGACGAAGGGACGCTAGACGGAGTAGATATACCAGAAGCCAAAGCGATCAACGAGTATCTAATGCTCCAGAAGAGAGTAGCTCAAATAGAATCGTGGCTCAAGGCAGTGGGTAGTGATGGTCGAGTACATGGTAAGGTGATTACTAATGGTGCAGTCACAGGACGAATGACGCACATGTCACCCAACATGGCACAAGTACCAAACAGTGGAAGCCCCTACGGTGAAGACTGTAGGGATCTATGGATTGTAGAGAAAGGATATAAGTTAGTAGGTATCGATGCTTCAGGACTGGAGTTGAGAATGCTTGCTCACTATATGAAGGATGATGCATACACAAATGAAGTCGTTTCAGGTGACATCCACACAGCAAATCAAAAGGCTGCTGGATTGCAAACAAGAAACCAAGCGAAGACCTTTATATATGCATTCCTCTATGGTGCAGGGGATGCCAAGATCGGGACGGTTGTTGGTGCTGGAGCAAAGGAAGGGAAAGAACTTAAGTCTCGTTTTCTTAAGAACACTCCGTCGCTTGAGAAACTTAGAGAACAAGTTAGTTCGATCTCTCAAAAGTCGGGAACGCTACCAGGTCTTGATGGACGCAGAGTACAAGTTAGGTCTGACCACGCAGCACTTAACTCATTACTCCAGAGTGCGGGTGCGATTGTCATGAAGCAAGCGTTAGTTCTCTTGAATGATGAACTACGCAGGGCTAAGATTAACTACAAGTTCGTAGTGAACTGTCATGATGAGTGGCAAATAGAAGTAGAGGAATCAAGAGCAGACGAAGTAGGAAAGCTAGGTGTTCAAGCTATTAAAAAAGCAGGAGAATATTTTAAAATGAGATGTCCTTTAGATGGAGAGTACAAGGTGGGAAATTCCTGGAAAGAAACTCATTGATGTATCTACGTTACTGTAAAGACTGCAACATGGCTGCTTCAGATGAGACTGAGTTATCTTATTTTGTACCCGACAAGGGAAGTAAATACGGAAGAAGAAACCTATGTACAAACTGTGCAGTTAAGCGCAATAATTTATTTCCTAAAATGAAGGACTGGAAAACAGATCATCAAACTAAGAAGAGATACGGAGTCGATGTTGAAACATATAAACAACGGATGGCTACTCAATCTTCTTGTGAGATCTGCGGTTCAGCTAAGGAACTATGTTATGACCATGATCACATGACAATGGAATTTAGAGGTGTACTGTGTCGTGGGTGCAATAGGTCTTTAGGACAGCTAGGAGACAGTCTCGAAGGCATACTCAAAGTTGTAGATTATTTAAGAAAGGAAACACATTGATGGAAGAAATTAAACAAGCAGTACTGGTGCTCCTGCGGAAGGGTAGTAATCTCACTAACATCCAAGAAGACTTAGCTCGTGTATCAGAAGAACTAGAACTAGCAGCAAGGTACATGCAAGCAATTAAAGATGCGGACTTTGCTCCATGAAGAAACTGTACGATGGAATCCCTGAGAATGTAGAGCCACTTGTAATACTAGGTGATGATAATGATTACTTAGTTGTGTACACAGTCATGACGAATGAGGACACAATCGAGATGCTGGAACGGACGATACGGATTCTTAAAGAAGAAGACTTACAAGAAGCAAGGTTGACGCATCACTAAAACTGTGGTATAATATATGTTGTAGTACTAACTAACTAGGAGAAATAACATGGATACAAGCAAACCTTTACCGATTCAAGCAGATCTTTTCTGGGCTAGTCTGACTGAGCCAAACAAGTTATCAGGAAAGTATCAGGTTGACTTGAGCAATCTAAGTAAGGAAGCTGTACGAGAATTAGAAGCAATGGGTGTGACTGTTAAGAACGACGCTAAGCGACCTGACCAGGGTTTCTTCGTGACTGCTAAGAGCAAGCTCTACCCTATCACTGCAGTGGACGAGCAAGGCAACCTCTTGAATGTGAAGATTGCTAACGGATCTAAAGCAGTAGCCCTGATCAAGACCTACCCTTATAGCTTCCAAGGTAAGAAGGGTGTTGGTGTAGGTGTCAGCAAGTTGATTGTTAAGGAATTGATTGAGTACAAGCCTGAAGGTGTAAGCCTTGCAGACCTGGAAGAAGAAGCTCTCTAATGATGAAAGCCCTCATTGATGGGGACATACTAGTGTATCGCATAGGCTTTGCTTCTGAGAATGAAACAGAGTCTATTGCGATAGCTAGATGTAGTGAGTTCATAGAGGACTTGATTCTGTTCAACGGGTTCGGTGAGTACCAAGGTTACTTAACTGGTAAGAAAAACTTTAGGAATGAGATAGCTGTTACTGCACCCTACAAGGGCAACCGTAAGTCAGCTAAGCCTAAGCACTACCAGTTACTGAGGGACTACATGGAGTCTGCTTGGGCATTCACTATGATCGAAGACCAAGAAGCAGATGATGCTATCGGTATCGCAGCATACGAGATGGAAGTAGGTGAGTACTGTATTTGTTCTATTGATAAAGACCTGGATATGCTCCGAGGAGACCACTATAACTTTGTCAAGGATGAACGGTACTTCATTACTGAAGAAGAAGGAATCAAGAACTTTTATAAACAGTTGCTAATGGGAGATCGAGTTGACAATATCATCGGTATCAAAGGCATTGGAACAGTTAAAGCGGAAAGGCTACTCAAAGAATGCAAAAACGAAAACGAGATGTATCTTGCTATCCTGGAAGCTTACGACGGGAACGCAGAGAGGGTGCTGGAAAACGGAAGACTACTGTGGATACGAAGGCAGCCCAACCAATTGTGGACACCTCCAAGCTCATAGTAATTAAATGGGTAGACGCAGTAAGTGATGGTGGCTGGGAAGAGCATGAGAAGCCTGACATTCATGAAGTGATTACAGCAGGGTATATTGTTTCAGAAAACAAAGATGCCATCTGTATTGCTTCTACTGTGTCAGGCACATTTACCAATGCTAGGATGCATATTCCTAAAGCATGGATTAAATCTAGAAAGGTAATTAAAGTTGAAGCCCCAGTCAGCAAAAGCAAAAGGAAGAAAGCTACAGCAGTGGGTAAGGGATCAGATACTCCAACGATTCCCTACGCTGACCACTGATGATTGCAGGTCAACGAGCATGGGAGCGAGTGGAGAGGATGTGCAACTTAGTCCTCTCGCTAGGTCGCTGGTTAACTACACGATTGAATGTAAGAATCGTAAAGCTATCGCAGTGTTTAAGGATTACGAACAAGCAAAGACACATGGACTAGTAGAGCCACTCGTTATCTTGAAACAGAATAACAGTAAGCCACTAGCCCTAGTCGATGCTGAGCACTTCTTGGATATGGTTCAGAAACTGAACAACCTAAAGCACCAGGTAGATGTTCTACTTTTAGTTAAAGGAAAATGAAATGAGATTGATTGTACACTTAACAGAATATGAAGGACAGCCTGACCAGTCAGCTGCATCGATTGATATTGGGCTACCTGATGGTGCTCGTTATGATACCCTACAGGAACACTTTGATAGACTGTTGTCAATTGTATATGGTTATCCTATTGGTAAGGCAGATAGTAATTATCATAATCCGTTAGATCCAGAGGATGAATAATGCCAACACACTTAGTGATACCAGATGTACAGGTAAAGCCAGGGCAGGACTTCAGTTTCTTGAAAGCAATCGGCAACTACATTGTTAAGAAGCGTCCTGATGTTATTGTTAATATTGGAGACTTTGCGGACATGCCAAGCTTATCTAGCTACGACAAGGGTAAGAAGTCCTTTGAAGGTAGACGATATAAGCATGACGTTGAAGCAGTTCATAGTGCAATGGACATCCTCTTAAAGCCACTGCGTCAGTTGCAAGATAGGCAGCGCAGGAACAAGGAGAAGGTCTACAAGCCACGCATGGTGTTGACTATAGGTAACCATGAGCATCGTATCAATCGTGCAGTAGAGAACGATTCAATGCTAGATGGGACTATCTCTTTAGAGGACTTAGGATATGAGAAAGCTGGTTGGGATGTTATGCCGTTTGAGCAGCCTGTTATTATTGATGGTGTTCTTTATGCCCACTATGTCACTGCTGGTGCTCTTAACCGTCCTGTTGGATCAGCTGCAGCGATTATCTCCAAGAAACACCAGTCGTGTGTTGTGGGTCACCAACAAGGTAGACAAGTTGCTTACGCTATTAGAGCAGATGGCAAGACGCTTACGGCTATTATAGCTGGTAGTTGCTACGAGCATGATGAGGATTACATGGGTGCTCAAGGTAACCACTACTGGCGAGGTATCGTAGTGTTGCATGAGGTAAAGGATGGTTGTTTCGATGAGATGTTTGTGTCTCTTGACTTTCTTAAGAAGAGGTATTTATGAGTAAGTGGAGCGATTATAGAGGAAGTCCAGTAGCAATGCCTGAGCCTTATGGTGAGCAGAAACAACCAGAGATTACCCTTGAGAATTACTTCATTGGTTTAGTACAGATGGACTTTGCAGATGATAAGGAAGACATGGTTAACTCACCTAGTCATTATACCCAGGGTTCTATCGAGTGCATCGATGCTATTGCACAGGTGGTGAAAGACCTGAATGGAATGGAAGCAATGTGTACTGGTAATGCAATCAAGTATCTATGGCGGTGGAAGCACAAGAACGGTATTGAAGACATCAAGAAAGCACAGTGGTATCTTCAACGAATGATTGACAACTATACCAAATAGGAGTATAATATATGAGTGAGATATCACCAATCAGAGGTAGTCTTAAACAATTAATACAGGAGCTAAACATGCGTAAAGCAAAAGAAAAGGTAGCACATAGTAAGTTTTTCCCTGAAGATAATCAGTTTGTAAATTTACAGGGAAACTATTGGGATCACGATAACTGGGAAGTTAACGTAACTGTGAACAGTGGAGCACGAGATTCTTTCTATGTGTGGGTAACAGACTATGATAAGAATGCAGATGCCTTCTTGAATGAGTTAGCTACTGCAGTATCTAAAGCACAAGATGCTATCGCTAAGTTTCGCAATCGAGCCAAGGTAGAAACTACCGCTGCTAAGGATACCAAGGCAGCCAAGGTTGCACCTAAGAAGAAGAAGTAAACTGTGTTAACGCTTACAGTGCCAGAGTTAAAAGAGCGACTAAAGCGTTTAGATGAGGTATCTCTTCTGGAGTTATTAAACATATCTTCAGAAGAGCTTGTCGATAGTTTTAGCGATAACATTGAAAACAATTATGAGAGCCTCTGCAAAGAGGTAGACTGGGAAGAGACTGAATGACCAACAAATATCAAATGACACCTTATAACACCTTCATTGCCAAGAGCCGTTACTCACGGTTTCTCGATGATAAGAATCGTCGTGAGCATTGGGGTGAAACTGTAGCACGTTACTTCGATTTCATGGAGAAGCACTTAGCTACTAAGCAGAACTACAAGCTGACTGCTGAGCTACGCAAAGAGTTACAAGATGCAGTAACACACCTGGATGTAGTGCCTTCTATGAGAGCAGTGATGACTGCTGGTACTGCACTAGATCGTCAGAATGTAGCAGCGTTTAACTGTTCGTACTTACCTATCGATGACCCTAAAGCATTCGATGAGGCGATGTATATCTTGTTGTGCGGTACTGGTGTTGGATTTTCTGTGGAGCAGCAATATGTTACTAAGTTACCTGAAGTACCAGACCAGTTGTTTGCTAGTCAGACTTCTATTATGGTGTCGGATAGTAAAGAAGGGTGGGCTAAATCACTTCGACAACTCATCGCTCTTCTATACTCTGGCGAGATTCCAAAGTACGACGTGTCAAAAGTCCGACCTGCAGGGGCTAGGCTTAAGACTTTTGGAGGACGTGCCTCTGGCGCACAACCGTTGGAAGACCTCTTTAAGTTTGTTATTAGTAAGTTCAAGGCAGCGTCTGGACGTAAACTTAGTTCGCTGGAGTGTCATGATATTCTGTGTAAGATCGGGGAAGTTGTTGTCGTGGGAGGAGTCCGTCGGTCAGCCATGATTAGCTTGTCTGATTTGACAGACGATAAGATGGCTCATGCGAAGGCAGGTAACTGGTGGGATGGACAAGGGCAACGAGCATTAGCTAACAACTCAGCTACATATGAAGAGACCCCAGCAATTGGTCAGTTCATGCGTGAGTGGACTAGCATTTATGAGTCACACTCTGGTGAACGTGGTATCTTTAATCGTGAAGCTAGTCAGAAGCAAGCTGCTAAGAATGGTCGTCGTGATGCAAGCTATGAGTTCGGTACTAATCCGTGCTCAGAGATTATCCTGCGTCCGTATCAGTTCTGTAACTTGTCTTCGTGTATCATCCGCAGTACAGACACTGAAGCAGATATCTTGAACAAGGTTCGTTTAGCTACTATCTTGGGTACATTCCAAGCATCGTTAACTAACTTCCCTTACCTTCGTAAGATATGGCAGAAGAACACTGAAGAAGAAGCACTCTTAGGTGTGTCGATGACAGGTATCTTGGACAATCATTTATTGAATGACCCAGATGATGAGGAATTACCAGGACTATTGGAGAAACTACGAGATGCTGCTGTTGCTACTAACGCTGAATTTGCTGCTGCTATTGGAATCAATCAGAGTGTTGCGGTTACGGCTATTAAGCCCGAAGGAACTGTATCACAACTCTGTTCTACCGCCTCTGGCATTCATCCTCAGCATAGTCAGTATTATATTCGTCGTGTACGAGCTGATAATAAAGATCCTTTGACACAGTTCATGCTGAAGTCAGGGTTTATTGGTGAGCCTTGCGTGATGAAGCCTGAGTCTACAACAGTATTTAGTTTCCCTGTTGCAGTGGCTGAAGGTGCTTTGCTTCGTGAGGACTTGACTGCTGTTGAGCACTTACGGTTGTGGTTGATTTACCAGCGTCACTACTGTGAGCACAAGCCATCAGTCACTATCTCTGTCTTAGAGAATGAGTGGATGGAAGTAGGGGCATGGGTGTACAAGCACTTCGATGAGGTTACTGGTGTGTCCTTCCTTCCAATGGATGGAGGAACATATCGCCAAGCACCATATGAAGAGTGTACTGAAGAGGACTACAAGAAGTTACTTGGTCAACAACCTACTGGTATTGATTGGGATAACTTCCAGGAGTATGACGATAATGTCGAAGGAGCGCAGATGCTAAGCTGCACAGCTGGAGGATGTACAATATGATTTTAGAACTACACTTTATATGCGGGTTTATGTTTGGGTTTGAGTATGTAGATGATGATGGTATCAAATACTATGTTCTAGACCTAGGCATTGTACGATTAATGTTAGCCTCTCCCAAAGACTAGCACTTTATGGCAGCCCTTCGGGGCTGTCTTTTTATTCTTGGAACTGTAGTTGCTTAGTCATCCAGTCCTGCAACGATACTAATTGCTGGGTCGTGATGGCACAATCAAGTAGTAGGTTGGAGGACGCTCCATCAACTCCTTTGGTGGGGTTGGTAGGGGCTGTCGTACTGTTGTACACCCGACCATAAGTAGCACGCAACCGAGCAATATTAGCTTTGTGTTCATTCTTGATTCCTTCAGTAATAATGTCTTGTCTTTTAACAATCTGTTCATTGATGATAGCTTGCTCTGTCTTATACTCTGATAGCTTTTGATAGCCTTTGTAATAGCCAGCACCAAATACAAACACAACAAACAACACTGCTGCTCCTATCTTGTATAGTGGATTTATAAGCCCAAACATTTCTGATGTTCCTCTTGTCTTCGTTTAGTTAGTCCAGGCAGTGACTTGCCTTGGAACTTATCCCAGCGTAGTATCTCTTTACACGCACCTGCGTAGTCTTCTGTGTTCAGTTTACGAACCAGGGTAGACCTACAGAAAGCATTGCTTCCGATGTTGTACGACAGACTGATGTATGCATCGTATTCGTGCTGATGCAGCGGTACTGTAACGCAGTCTTTTAATGAGCCTTCAAAACGCTGCACATCCCTGAGTGCAACCGTGAGAGCTTTCTCTGGTGAAGTGCGGTCTCCCAGTTTAACTCCTGTAGTAGTTCCAAAGCCGATTGTAGGTACATCTCCAGCCACGGGAGTATAAGCATTTTCTTTGTATCCTTCGTGTAATAGTAACGCTACTAGAGCAGTAGCAGATAGACTAATTGTAGCTACTTGTTTCCGATTAAACATCTCGTTGAGCAACAAGCCTAGACACAAAAGCAGCAGCGACAAACATAAAAGATAGCGAAGCAAAGATATGCCTTGGGAATTGGTCAGCAAACAAGGGCAGAATCATTTCGATTCCAGACAACACCCCTGCTATTACCATGAACCGAATAGACCAAGCCTTGCGTAGGATTTCTTTCCAGTTGTCGTATAGCTTCATTACTCCTCTATACCTTTTTTCTTCAGCTTAGCTCTGACATACTGCTGCACAAACTCAGGGTCTTGACGCTTCTCAGCAAACATAATGTTAGTAGCTATCTTGCGTGAACGCTGCAGTGCTTTCTCAAGTAACACCTTCTTCATAGGATCAGAAGCATTCTGATACACAGGAGATGCAATCATGTTCTCTAGCATTGGATCAGCATACTGGCTAGAGATAGCCTGATAACGAGCTTGGTCAGCACCTTCTAGTTCTACACCTTTCAGCTTCTTACCTGGCAAGTCGTAGTCTACCTTTACACGAGCTACTTCTTTCTGGATCTCAGTCTGAGCAGCAGGTGCAGTTTGAATACCAGTAAATGCAGCTTGTCCAGTAGCAGGGTTACGACGCTCACCACCAAAGAGCATGGACTGTACAGGTAACTCTTGACGAGCTGGTACAGGCAGACCTAAACCAAAGTCAGGTATACGATTCTGTACTGCTTCACCAAAGCCAGTAACTACACGCTGGAAAGGATCAGCACTACGAGCAGGAGCAGCTACGAATGAAGGAACAACTAATCCAGCAAAGCTGTTAATGAAGCTACCACCGTAACGCTCAGGATCATGGATAGCCTGGAGTACACCAGAGATACCCTCTAAGAAGGTCTTCGATGCAATGTTTTTAGTGATACCACCAACCACATCTAATACTAGGTCTTTAGACTTACGGTCATAGGGGTTCTTATCAGTGTAGTTCTTAACAGCATTGATACCGTCTACTGTAGAACCCATGACTGTAGCTACAGGCTCAAGACGAGCATACGAATACCATGTATCGCCTATCTTCATGCTGTACTCAGGTATACCTGCAGCAATCATAGCGTTACGCTTCGCAGCATCTTTAGGGTAGCTACCAGTAATATCTCCACTACCTACTAATTGAGAGATACCTGCAGCAATACCCACACCAATAGCAGTACGAGCGAGCTTAACATCATTAGGAGTATTCTTAGAGAACACAACTAAAGGAGTGTAAGATAACGCATCCTTCATGATGTTGATAGGAGTTTTAACGAATGGAACAACCCATGCTAATTCAGGATGTTGTGATCTGAATCGTAGGATGTTGTTACCGAACTTACCTAGATCAGCCTGGAAGGTAGCAGACTTAGCAAAGTCACCAACCTCTTGAATGAACTTAGCACGAACACCATCAGGAAGAAAAGCTAAACCAGGAACTTCTAGTACTTGATCTCTCCAGTTAGCAGCTTTAGTATTCACATTACGCAGTGCGTTATACACTGTGTCTGTATCACCGTACTTACCACTGGAAGCTAGGCGATATGCTTGTGCATTGAACTCCATCTTACGGAAGATAGCCTTGAAGAACTCATCAGTACCTACACCGACCCTGCCAGGTACACGAACTACTTGACCAAGGATCTGCTCAGCACGACTAGCGCCTTCTTGCATACCAATAGCACCACGAATCTCAGGCAATGCAGCATCTAGAGGACTACCACGCAGGAAGCCTTCCTTAGCAAAGTAAGCACCTTCTAATAGACCATCCATCATGCCTCTGAATGCAGGAAGAACTTCACCTATCTTAACTTTACTTAGTGGATTAGCAGCCTGTAGTACACGCTCTACGCTAAGCAGACCTAGCTTCGCTATGCCAGAGGCAGCGTTAACCAACGGAGTAGCTAGACCAGAGATGTAAGAGTTAACCACATACTCACCGAACTTATCATTCCAGCGTGGCTGCTTCAATGCATCACGAGTCAATGCACGAATAGCAATCTCTTTATCGAATGACGATCCAGGAGCATCTTTAATCTGACGCACCGCATCCATCAAGTCCATTAGTGATTCTGTCTCTGTCTTGCCCTGGTTACTAGCTAAGTACTTACGAACCTGTGCAGGAGACAATCCACCTAAAGACTTCTTGATCTGCTTCTGTGCTTGTAGTGCTTTACCTGCATTACGAGCTGAGCCAAGAGGAGATGTTAAGAAAGGTTTAATAGCTTCGATGTCTGCTTTAAACATAGCAGTTAACTCAGCAGGAGATAAACCTTCTTGTCTACCTATCTGCATTAGTTCAGAGATAGTATTGAACTTCTTCCATGAATCTTCTACGATAGGAGTGAATGCTCTAAGGATCTCAGCAGGAGCTACCTCTTCTAAGCCACGCATACGCATGAACTCAGCAGCTTGCTCAGGTGTGAATGCCTTGAACTCTGTGGTTAAGCCTAGCTCAGAGCGTAGCTGTGGAGCATAAGCACTGACTAACTCTTTGAGTGCGTCTTCTGATTGACCTAGACGAGCTTGACCAGCCTTGATAAAGGAATCAATGTTCTCTTGTCTTAGTGGATTGTCTGGATTGAATGCTTCAGAGTAACGGAAGTCTGGTGTCTCAGTGAAACGGAATGGAGCTTCAGTAAAGAAAGTTCTGTAGTCACCATTAGCTATCTGTGTACCTACTTCAGCACGAGTCTCAGCATCCTCAATACTCTTGATCCAAGGAACTACACTTTCTTGCAGATTAGTAGGAGCAGGTACAGACTCTTCAGAAATAACAACTTGTGTTTCAGTATCAATCTTATTGACTGGTACTTCTTCTATCTTGTTAGTAAGCTTATTAAATATCTTAGCTAAGCCTCTTCCACCGCCTACTAAAGCACCAGCAATAGTAGCACCACCAGCTACACCTAGTGCAGAAGTAGCTAGTCTACCTAAGTCTTCTTCTTCATACTTAGGCTGCAATGCTCCGCTAATACCTCCAGCTGCAGCACCACCAGCAATTAAACCCTTAGCACCTTTAAAGAATACAGCACCAGGGAGAAGAGAAGATGGGTTTACTATTCCACCAACAAGTGTACCTAAGACACCAGCTACTGGGTTCTCTGCTTCCATCTGACGACGGAGTGACTCCTCTGCAGTATCAGTAGGTTCTTGACCAAGTAGCTGACGAGCACCAGTAATCTCAGAACCCATCTCTTGACGAGCAGATTGCTTGAATGTCTCAAAAGGAGTAGCACCTGTTTTATTCAGATGAGTAAGAATCTCTTTAGGCTTGTATCCTTCAGACAAAGCAGCTGAGTAATCAAACCCAGACTGCTGTGCTAGATACTGAGCAATCTCAGCTTCTGAATAGCCTTCTTTCTTAGCAGCAATTACATCAAAGATAGCCATTTATAATCCTAGTTGTTGAGCAATGATTTGCTTGTCTGCTTCCGATATAGCGTTGAGGTTTATGTTAGGATTGATTCTTAAGATAGCAGCATCCCTATTTTCTCTAGTGTAGTTTGCTGGAGTCATCGCACCCACAGCAGCACCAGGAAGGTTCAACAGTTGTTGAGCTGAGGACATTACTCTATCTGTCATAGAAGGCTGAGCTGATGCACCAACTACAGCAGGAGGTGTAGTACCAAAGCTTTCTAACGGCTTACGATCACCTTTAGGAGTATCTACAGGCTTAGCACCACCTCTATTGACTATCTCTGGTGTTACAACAATGCGGTTAACTTCTTTACCAGTCTTATCAGCATAGATAATAGTACCGCCACCCAGTCCATCAGAGATAGAGGTAACATTAATTTTACCTTGTTCAATCTCAGTTGCGTACTTCTTAGCCAATGCTCTCTGAGCTTCTGTCTGAGCACCAAGCAAACCAAGCTGAGCCAATTCTTTCTGACGATCAAGATCAATTTGTACTTGAATCTGACCACGCTGTTGAGCCAACTGATTAGCAAGCTTATCATCACCAAGATCACGAGCTTTCGCAATCTGAGTATCAAGCAGTGCAGGATTCTTTTTATAGAGGTCAGTCTTAGCAGCTTCAGTCTTAAGACCTTGCTCTTCTACTTTCCTTAGTTCCTGCGTAGCCATTAGTGCTTGTTGACCTAGACCAGCATTAGCGAATCCAGTTTGTAAGTTCTTATAGAAAGACATAGGATCATTAGGATCTGAGTCTTGCATTGCTCTGTTGTATACATTCTGAATGCTAGTTAGCTTCTGCAATACAGGATTAGTAACTTCAAAGAAGCCACGATCTTGTGCGACATTAGATAGACCACGACCAAGTAATCCACCGAGTGTACCAGCTAGTTGATTCTGTGCTGGCATAGCTGCAACACGAGCTTGCTCTTGCTGAATTAATTGTTGACGATACAACTCTGGATCTGCACCTAAGAGTCCTGCTTGACCGCCTAATAATAAGTTTGTTGGTTGTCCCATCTTAAAACCCTCTCATCTGATCTGCTAACATACGAGTCTGCTGTGAGCCAATATTAGTACCATACTGCATTGCTGTCATTGGATTACCAAAGAAATTACCTACAGAACCAAACATCCCACCTCCAGCTCCTCCAGCTCCTCCTGCTCCACCAGCAGCAGCACCGATAGCTGATTGCAAGAACTGATTGTTCATCTGATTAGCAGCTTGAACAGAACCAAACTGAGTAGCAGCACCTTGTGCTTGACCGCCATAGTACTGCTGTGAACCAGTCTGTTGTCCTGGCATCTGAGCTGCACCCAACTGCATACCTAACTGGTATGGCTGCTGAGATAATTGTTCTATTTGATTAGACAATCCAAGCTGAGTCTGGAAAGGAGAATAAGCACTTACTTGACCAGCTGTTTGCTGTCCTAATAAATTTGAACCCTGACCAAACAAACCAGCACCAAATGAAATGCGCTGCTGACCAGCTTGATCAGCTTGAGCAGCTAACTGTAAGTCTTGCTGTGCTAGTGCATTGTAGTAGGCTTGCATTTCAGGACTAGCTGGAGCAGAACCAGTACCTGTTTGTACACCTAAACCACCACGACCAGTACCAAACAAACGATTACGAATACCAGATAACTGAGCACCCCGACTACTAGATAACAAGCCTTGTTGTTGGCTCATGTAATTTTGTGCTGCTTGCTCTGGAGAAGTAGATAGATATTGTTGACCTAGACCAAACAGTTGCTGAGCAGCTCCTCCTAAAGGAGCGTACTGAGCACCCATCTGCTGAGCTTGTTGATAGCTAGGTTGGAATTGTCCAAACAGTTGGTTCTGTAGTCCTACTAATTCAGGAGCAGCTGTATAACCAGCAGAAGAGATGTAAGGAATACCAGTAGTTGGATCTATCTCACGAGTAAACTGAGATGAACCAAACCGAGTAGTCATTCCTACTGGACGGAATGCAGAGGCATTGGCAGCAGTTAATCCTGCTTGTCGTTGCTGTTCTGCAGCAGCTGCGCCAGCTTTCCTGGTCTCTCCAGCCCCTGTAATAGGATCTAGTATTGTACTAACTATCTTACCCATTTATTGCTCCTAGTATATACATCATATCTTTTATCATCAACTGTTAATTTATCAAACTTAGTCCATCCTGTAGATAATCCAAACTTAGCTAACTTATTGTCTGTCTCTTCTACTAGTGCTACTAAGGGTACTGTTACTAAATGCTGTAATGAATCTAAATCTTTAAGGTATTCTTTCTTTACTTCTGGTGTCCACTTAAACACATCTGTATGAAACCAAAGCATGTTACTGTAAAATTCTAAGTACATCGTATAGTCTCTACGATTTACTACTGGTACTTTAACCACTTATATCCACACTGGCTGTGGCTCAACAGGATAGCTTGGGTTTGCAACAGGAGTAATAATCAATGCTCGTAATTCAGCACGATACTCCTCAAACTCAGCACGATTACTAATGCTAACATCAGGCAACACAGACCAATCTGTAGCAGCAATACGCTTCTTAGCTTCTGCTTTGCAGTTATTAAGTGGCTCTTGTGTCTCTAAACGAGCAATCTCAGCGTCTACTTCAGCTTTAGTTGGCTTAGGAATATCGGTGCTAAACCAGTTTAACTTACTATAGTCTTCATCTGTCATGCCCCATTCAGCAGTAGGACATAAAGACTTAATAGCATCAGATGTTTTAATCATGGTGTAATCTCCAAAGCGGTGATGGTAGCGTATCCAGCATATACTGCAGTAGCGTTTGAACCTGATTTCTTAACTCTAACGCTGTATGTAATTTGAGACACCGTATTAGGACTATCTAATACCGAAGTTGCTGCTCCAGCATAAATACTGTTAGCATATCCTGAACTCACCATTACAAACGCTTCTCCGTCACCAGTGGCAGCAAGGTTGGTAGTGTCTCTAAAGATACTTAAAAACGAATTCTGGCTAGGTTGAAATTCATCGGTCTGAAATAATTTACCAGACTGAATAATCAATATTTTATTAGACGCTGAAGTAGGTGTAATATTAACCGAATGTCCAGTAGTTACAAAACTTGTACTTGTAGATGAAAACGTACCAGTAAATGTAGCGGTTACGGCTTGAACAATACGACCACCAAGCGACTGTACAAATGCAGTAGTAGCGATTTGTGTTGTGTTTGTAGTGGACGATGCAGTAGGGGCTACAGGAGTACCTGTAAATGTAGGACTATTACTATCTGCTTTCGATGCAATAGCAGAAGCGATAGAGGTAAACTCTGTATCAATTTCTGTGCCTTTAACAACCTTACCAGCATTGCCTGTAGGTAAGCCATCCTTTGCAGCGAAGTTAGTTGCTTTTGTATAATTTGCCATTCTCTATTCCTTAAACGAGTGTTTTACCTGCTTTAACGGCAACGTCAATCTTTTGAATTGACACAGGATTACCGTTGATGTCTGCCTCTAAACCTAACTGCATGATTGTTCCTTGACCACCAGCATTGACTGAGAAACGGTCTAAGACGATACCAGAACTATATTCTGCAATGTTGTATTCTCCGATGTTGTATTCATACACCGTAGCTGCGTCTAGAAAGTATGTAGTTGCTCTGTAGTTATCTGTATAATCAAAACCCCATTTAACCGCTACAGATTGATTTGTACCGCCAATTAAAACCCAACCAATCTTCTTCAGAATCTTGAGTTTAGTAGAGGCATCAAAGTCAAAGTAGTTGGTGTAGTACTGCATCCGATATGATGTACCATTATCCGAATGACCAAAGTACTTACCAATGTAAGAAGGCTTACCGATTAACAGTTCTTTTGCTTGAGTAATACAAAAGGACTTAGGATCAAGATTATCCCAAATAGTTACTCTAGCTGCACCATCTTGTAATCGTGAACGAGTATCAAAACAATAAACAAACTTAGTTGTAGGCAAAGCTAACAAATAGATAGCATCTCTGTCATAATAGATACTCTTAATTAAACTCAGGTCTGTCTCTGAAGATACGTTTGTCATCAAATCATCACGAACATTCTTAGAGATGTCGTTCATTGGTAATGACTTCTCTTGAATAACACGAGCTAAACTTCTAACACCACCGTCAGATAAGAACAATATGTCTGTACCGATATTCTGCACAGAATCACGAGCGATACAGCCTACGTTATAAATAATATCTTGTAAGATTAAGCTGCTAGTATCAATCGGATTAGCGTAGATAGCAATGTTGTTACGACCAAAGATAATCAAAAATCCATTATGCGCTGCAATAGCAACAATGCTATCTCCGTTAGGAAATACTTCTTGTATATTCAAGTAACCTGCTGAACCTGTCGTAAAGTCAGTGCCACGAAGGAGGTCGCTAAAGTACACAGTCTGAGTATCTCCAGCAATATTACCAACCCAGATACGACCAAAAGCAGATAATACTGCATTAGGTTTAAAAGAAGCTGTGCTGTGATTTGCAGGTAATGTACCAACATCCCCTACTTGCTGGAAGCCAAATGTACCGCTATCATGGTCGTGAGGGTCTCCACCAGAGACTGGTAACTCGTGCCATACCAGAAGAGGGTGTGCTGCTTGTGCAAGATATGCATGAGGCTGGAAATCATTTACATCACCATATGGCATTGCAGCCATCTGCCAGTTGTTACCTGTTATCGTGTAAGTAGCGTTTCCTGAATTGTCTGCATTTCGGACAAGACGTTGTGTAAGTGTTGTGCGACCAGTGAATAACTTGTTATTACCTGCTGATATAATTGTATTGCTTCCACCATCTACCACCTCCATCATTGCTTCAATTGCATTAGAACCTAAGTCGCTATTCGTAGCGTTCAGTGGAGTCCAGCCACGTCTTGCACCAATACGACCATAACGGTCAATGATGCAGTTCTGTGCTTTTAATGCAAAGCCAGAAGACAGAGTTACACTAGACTCTTGGAGATTGAGTCCAAAGAACCCTGGTGCTGCAATGGAGGAGGTTTGAAGTGCGCCAGCCATTATACCCACTGCCAAGCAGATTCTTCAATATA